CCCAGCTTCAGGCGCTCACAGCATGACCCCCGCCGACCTGATCGCAATCGTTGTGCTCGCGCTCGGCCTGAGCGCGCTCGAAACCGTCTGGAAATGACATGGCACAGGTAGACATCACCATCCAGGCAGCGACAGACGCGGCACTGACCACCCTGCTGATGGCCCACGGTGTGCTGGTGGCCGGAGAGGGCGGCGTGCGCCCGGCGCCCGGCATCCTGCACAGCCACATCGGAGACGCAGTGCTCGACGGGGTCGCTCTGGCCGGGCGTTATGCGTTCGTCGGGATCGACCGCGAGGCGTTCGGAGGCCCGGCCACCGATCAGCTGCTGATCGACCTCGCTCCGCACCGCTACAGCGGCCCGGCTGTGCGGGCGCGGCTGGGAGGCGCAGGCTACGCGACAGACGCCGTCTCGGCGATCAAGGCCGAGAGAGACCGCCGCATCCAGACCTCGGGCTACAAGGTCGGGGCGAACTGGTTCCACAGCGACTTGACCAGCCGCACCCAGCAGCTGGGCCTCGTCATCATGGGGGCCGCGATCCCCGCCGGGCTGCGCTGGAAGACCATGGGCGGCGCGCTGGTGGACATGACGCCGGCGCTGGCAGCGCAGGTGTTCCAGGCGGCGGCGGCGCAGGACGCGGCGCACTTCGCCGTGGCCGAGGCCGCCATCGCCGCGGCCAAGGCCTCGCCCGCCTTCGACCCCTCGTCGATCCAGTGGCCGGCTGGGTATGTCGGCTGATCCTACTGGTACATGGCGGTGCGCTCTAACTGCATCATCTTCGCCGTCGCGCTGTACCTGCGGCGGCACCGGAACGTCCGGCGATCTGACCATCTCCGCAGCGTCGTCCGGGCATCGCGCGTTCGGTGCCGCCCACGACGGTCCGCCGGGTGCGCGGACGGCAGTCTCGCCTGCGCCTGTCGAGCCGATTCCGGCCGCCGTTGAGTCTGACGACGAGATCATCGCCTTTGTCATCGCGTCGTTGGTGTGATTGCTGCAAGCATGCCACCCTATCAGTCCCATCGACCACTTACCGGAGACCCACATGGCCAGCATTGCACTCTCGAAGGATGATGCCAAGTGGCGCGCCGAGCGCGACCTCGAGACGCTGATGGAGTGCGAGCGCATCGAGCAGGATCCGAAGCGGCTGAAGGCCGCAAAGGCCCTCGCGAAGGAGCGCATGAAGGATCTCGAGATGATCAAGGGCGAGTCGTCGAAGGACGAAAGCTGATCCACCCACCAACCAAGGACTAGAGCATGAGTTCTGCACAAGAGAACACCGTTGAAACCGCGGCGCCCACGGCTGCCGACATTGCCCACTCGAACACGCTGATGTCGGCCGAAGAACTGGCCGCCATGAACGACACCGGGGACGAGGCCGAACTGCTGGCCAAGGTGGCCGGCGATGACGACGCGGCCGACGAGGCTGGCGACGACGAGGATGCGGCCGACGATGGCGCTGCGCCTGTCGAAGAATCCGCCGCGAAGCCTGCTGACGAAAAGCCTGCCGAGAAGGGCGAGGAGAAACCTGCCGCAACGTCCGAGCAGACCGACGATGAAGACGAGGCCGTCGCGCCGGTGTTCGCGTTCAAGCTGCCCGACGACTTCGATGCTCAGGTGTCGGCCAACAAGCAGGCCCTGGCCGACCTGCGCAACCAGCGCGACGATGGCGACATCGACATGGCCGAGTACGACGCGCAGGCCGAGAAACTGCTCGAGCAGCGCGACGACCTGCGGCGCATGCGCGACAAGGCGGACATCGCGGCCGAGGCGCAGAAGACCGCCGATCAGCAGCGCGTGGACCGCGCCGTGAAGGACGCATTCAGGGCCGCTCTCGCCGATGGCGTCGACTACGCCACCGACAAGGAGAAGGCCACCGACCTGAACGGATTCGTGCAGGCACTGGCCAACAATCCGGCTCACGACGACAAGCCTCTGAAGTGGTTCTTCGCCGAGGCACACCGCCGCGTCCTGGCGCTGCACGGCATCACGTCTGGCAAGCCTGCCGCAAAGCCCACGGAGAAGGCCGCAGAGAAGCCCGCCAAGGGCCCTCGACACCCGGACCTGTCGTCGGTGCCAAAGACCCTGGCCGGCGTGCCAGGCTCGGATGGTCCCGGCGATCTGGATGGCGACGAGTTCAGCGAGCTCGACAAGCTCGAGGGCGAAGCCTATGACGAGGCCTATGCCAAGTTGAGCAAGGTCCAGCAGGAACGCTATCTGGCCGCGAGCAGTCGGGTCTGAGTGACATGGCCGAGGCGCTGGTGAGCACACCCTCCCGCAAGTGGGTCGATCTGCACCCCGGTGATCGCCTGGTCGCCGGGAGCGTCGAGGTGCAGATGGTGCACAAGACCGGGCGCGTGGCCCGGGTGTGCGTGCTGGCGCCCGCCGATCTATCGGTCGATCTCGTGAAGCCGATCGGCGATGCTTGCACCTCGCCCGATTGCGTCAAGCATGACAAAGTAGGTTCTGCAAGAAGCGGCTGATGCCGCGTGACGATGGGGCGCATGAGTGCCCTTCAGGTTCGACAACTCTGAAGGAGCATTCACATGGCACGCACCGTTGTTGGCGTGGGCGACCCCAAGGCAGTCAAGCGTTACAGCGGCGGCCTGTGGTTCGACACCACCCACAAGGCTTACTGGACTTCCCGTTTCGTCGGCGCTGGCGAACAGGCCGAGGTTCCGATCCAACTGCTGACCGATCTGGAGACGGATGCCGGCGAGCAGATCACCTATGACCTGCTGGCCGAGCTGAAGATGGCCCCGGTCGAGGGTGATGACATCCTCGAGGGCAAGGAAGAAGCCCAGAAGTTCTACACCGACAGCATCTACGTCGACCAGGCGCGTGCTGGTGTGAACACCGGTGGCCGCATGACCCGCAAGCGCACGCTGCACAAGCTGCGCGAGCGCGCCCGCCGCCAGCAGTCGACGTGGTGGGCCCGCCTGATGGACCAACTGACGTTCATCTACATCTCGGGCGCCCGCGGCATCAACCCCAACTTCCTGCTGCCCCTGGGCTACACCGGCCGCGCCGGCAATGCCCTGGTGTCGCCGGACAGCAACCACGTCCTGTACGGCAACGACGCCACCGCGTTCAACAACATCGACGCCACCGACAAGATGGACGTGACGATGATCGACCGCGCGGTCACGAAGGCGCAGACGCAGGGCGGCGGGCCGACCAACATCCCGATGCTGCAGCCGTGCAAGATCGACGGCCTGGAAACCTACGTGTGCGTCATGCACACGTATCAGGAGGACGATCTGCGCCGCGCCTCTGGCACGGGTTCGTGGATGGACTTCCAGAAGGCCGCCGCCGCGTCCGAGGGCCGCAACTCGCCGCTGTTCAAGGGCTCGCTCGGCCTGCACCGTGGCGTGATCCTGCACTCGCACCGCGACGTGATCCGCTTCAACACCGCAGGTGCTGGCGGCAACGTCGAAGCTGCCCGCGCGCTGTTCCTGGGCGCCCAGGCCGGCGTGATGGCCTTCGGCTCGCCCGGCACCGGCCAGCGTTTCGGCTGGTACGAGGAACCCCGCGACAACGGCAACATGGTGGTGATCACGACCAATTCGATCTTCGGGATCAAAAAGGCGACGTTCACCTACGACGGCACCGGCGCGCAGGACTTCGGCGTGTTCGCGCTGGACACCGCCGCCGCCTCGACCGGCCGCTGATCGATCACCCAGGACTGAAGGAGCCGCATCATGGCATTCACTGTCTCCAACGACTACATCACCGGCGTCAAGCCGGTGCCCACCCCCTCCGGCCCGGAAGTCCTGGCCACGCGATTCACCCTCGCGCTGGCCACGGGCGACCTGGCGCTCAACACCATCGGCCAGGTCGGCGTGCTCCCCGCGGGCTGCCTGCCGGTCGAGGTGCGTGTCGATGCGGCTGACCTTGATTCCGGCGTTGGCGCCGGTGTCTATCAGGTCGGCATCCTCGACGCCGCTGGCACCGCCATTTCCTCGGCGGCTGCCGATGGCGGCGGCGCCTGGGGCGACACCGGCACGGCGGTGGCCACCGCGTTCGACAAGGCGCTCACGCGCACGCTGAACAACATGGCCAACGTCACCTCGTCGTCCAGCGACCGCAAGCTGGGCCTGAAGGTCACGACCGCACCGAGCACGGCTGTGGCCGGCACGATCGGCGTGACCCTGTTCTACAAGGCCGCCTGATCCAGGCTGATCGATCTCGCCCCATGGGCGGTGTCGCAAGGGGGCCCGCGCGGCCCCCTTCTTCCATCAACGGAGTGTTCCTCATGAAACTGACCACCAGCATCAAGCCTCGCCGCGATGGCACCGTCACCCTGGCGGGAAAGGACGGCAAGCCCTACGTCTTCGTCGACGCCGATGGCACCGGCGAACTGACGTGTGAGATCGAGCACGAGGCGACGCTGACGATGGCGCTGGCGTCGGGGAACTTCAACCCGACCAACCTGTCCGACGTACCGGCCGCGACGAAACTGCTCGATGCCGATGACGACCCCGAGGACGATGACCCCGAGGACGATGACCCCGAGGACGATGATCCCGAGGCCGACATGAGCGCCGCCCCCGTCGAGGCGAACACCCCGCCGGCTGCCCTGCCGCTCAAGGCGCGCAAGCCGCGCGCCTCCGCTGCCCACTGAGGTGACCCATGGCGGTCTGGGCCGACTGGTACGGTGATCTGCTGGTGCACGCGCAGCGTTGCCCCAAACTGATCATCAAGCACGAGATCAAGCGCGCGGCGCAGGAGTTCTACACCCGCACCCGCGCCTGGTCGGTGCTGACCTCCGCGCACGCTGTCGCGGCCAGCCAGTCCGATGTGACCGTGGTGCTTGGCACCGGCCTGGAGATCGCGCGGATCGAGGATGCCTGGCTCGACGGCCGGCGCCTCGAGCCCGCGACTGTGCACTCGATGGGACAGGGGTACTCCGATGACTGGACGGCTCAGACTGGCACGCCGACACATGCTGTGCTGCTCACGCCGGGCATCGTGCGGCTGTTCCCGACCCCCACGGGCAACGCTGCGACGGGCCTCAAGCTCCGCGTGTCGGTTCGCCCATCTGACGGTGCCACCGGCATCCCTGACGACCTGTTCGCCGCGCATCGCCTCGCCATCGCCTACGGTGCCCGCTCGGCCCTGATGGCCTACGCTGGACGGCCGTGGTCGAACGAGAAGATGGCCGGCGTTTGGGCCAGCGCGTTCGGCGAAGCCATCGCGACCGCTGCGTCAGCCGCCAACCGCGGCCACCAGCAGGCGCGGCCGCGCACTCGAATTGCCTGGTGCTGACATGGCCCGGACCTACACCATGCTGCCCTCCGACGTGATTGCCAAGGCGCGCGTTCTGGTCGGCGACGCCCGTGAAGACATGGGCTATCGCGACGACGACTCGCGCTTTCTGGGCTGGATCAACGACTGCCTGAACGCGGCTGTGGCCACGGCGCCCGGCCTGTTCGGTGCCAGCGGCACGCATACCTGCGCGGCCGGCTATGCGCAGACCATCGAGGCCGATCGCGCCGTCGCGCTGCTGGGCGTGGTCGGACTGCATGAGGGCGACGCCGAGGCGCTGTCCGAGTTCTCGCCCGGGTGGCAGTCTGGCACCGCAGGCACGCCGGAAGAATGGATGCGCGCGCCCGGTGAGACGCTGCGCTTCTTCACGTACCCGCCGGCCGCCGGTGGCGAGACGCTGCCGATCCGCTTCGTGCGCTCGCCGGCCAAGATCACCGACACCGCCACGCCGATCGAACTGCCCGAGGCATTCGAGCCTGCGATCGTCGACTACCTGGCCGGCCGCTGCTCGCTGCAGGACGACGAGCACGTCACGTCCGAGCGCGGGGTGCAGCTGATGGCCTCGTTCGTCGGCGTCTGCAAGGCATTGACCGGAGCCTGACATGGCCGAAGTGTTCCAGAACAACGCAGTCTCGACGCTCTCGGCCGGTTGCGCCGCGGGCGACACCACGCTCTACATTCAGGCATCGCACACCGGCCGGTTCCCGACCGTGACGGCGCCGAACATCGCCTATGCCGCGATCGAGGATGCGAGCGGCAACATCGAGGTGGTCAAGATCACGGCCCGCTCGGCCGGCGCAACGGCATTCACCGTGGTGCGCGGGCAGCAGGGCACCTCGGCCCGGTCGTTCATCATCGGCGACCTGTTCGAGCTTCGCCTCACGGCCGCGACTGCGACCGCGTGGGAAACCGACATCGACAACCTCGAGGCCACTCGGGCGCGCAGGACTGGCGACACCTACACCGGCGTGCACGACTTCTCGGGCGCGTCGGCCGTGGCCCTGCCGGCCAACACCTCGATCGGCAACGTCTCGGCCACCGAGATCAGTTACCTCGACGGTGCGACCGGATCCATTCAGGGCCAACTGAACCTGAAGGGCAACATTGCCGGGCAGACGTGGACCGGCGTGCATGCTTTCCCGTCGACGACCTCGATCGGCACGGTGAGCGACACCGAGATCGCCTACCTCGATGGCGTGACCGGGTCGATCCAGGGTCAATTGAATGCCCTGTCCGCCGGCAAAGCTGACGTGGCCGGGGAGATCTACTCGGGCACGCACGATTTCACCGGCGCGACGATTCAGGTCGCCACGCGCCCGGTCGGCACCAACGATGCCACCGCGGCAAGCATGGCCGCGCTGCAGCAGGCCGTGTTCGCCAGCTACACCAACCTGCCGGCCGACCCGGGCGACGACGTGTTTCGCGTGCTGTCCACCCAGGCGACGGTGAAGGGCTGGAGCGTGCCGCCCGACAACCACCTCGCCAACTACCTCGCCGGCATCGTCTGAAGGAGCATTCACCATGGCCGCTCAAGGCAACTACGCATCGGTCCCCCGCAACGGCGGGGTGACCATCTCCACGGCGAACGCGAATCGCGACGGCACCGGCACACTGGGCACCGTGATGACCGGCGCCACGCGCAACACCTCGGCGAACCCGCCGCTGACGGGCGGATCCCGCATCGATGGCCTGGCGTTCGCCGCCCGCGGAACGACGACGGCCGGGATGATCCGGCTGTTCATCCACGATGGCACGTCCAACCGCCTGTTTGCCGAGATCCCGGTGCAGGCCGTGACCCCGTCCGCGACTGTCGCCGCCTGGTCGGCGCGCGCCACGCCCGAGACGGCCGACTTCATGCCGATCGTGCTGGGTGATGGTCAGACGCTGAAGGCGTCGACCGAGAAGGCCGAGTCCTTCGACGTGATCCCCTTCCGCGCTGGAGACTTCTGATGAATGCCTCGATGCAAGGTTTCCCGCTGCCGCTGAAGTCGAGCCTGACGGCGGCCGGGATCACGCTGTCGCAGTGGACTCGGGCACTGGTCTATGACGGCATCCCGGGCACGCGCGATTGCCCGATCCCCCCGGATGTGTCCGAGGTGCTGGTGGTGGTCATTGGTGCCGGCGCGTCCGGCGGCGCCTCGTTCGGTCTGCAAGCGTCGGCCAGCGGTGGCGGCGGCGGCGGGTTCGGATTCGCCCTGGTGTCTGTGACGCCTGGATCGGTCGTGCCCTACACGGTCGGCGCTGGCGGTAGCGCGGCGACCAGGTCCACCACGGGCGGCACCAACGGCAATACCGGCGGATCGTCGAGTTTCGGTTCGTACATCACCGCGACTGGCGGCAACCCGGGGCAGACCGCATCCGGGGCAGCCGCTGCCGCCGCGTCCACCGGCGGCTCGGTGTCGTTCGGCGGCGTGCGTTTCGGCTTCGCCGCTTTCCAAGGTGGCGGATCTGGAACGGCCACCGCAACGCAGGGCGTGTGCTCGAGCGGCGGGGGATCGGCGGGTACGGCATGGGCGGCCGGGAAGGCAAGCGGTGCCGCGCAGTCGACGGGCGTCACCGAGGCGCGGGCCGCCAGCGGCGGGGCGGGCGGGTTCGCCGCGTCTGGCGCTGCGACCGATGCGGCTTCTGGCGGCGGCGGGATCACCGCAAGCTCTGGGACGCGCGGAGGCGGGCCGCTGTCGGTCTATGCCGACGCAGTCGAGGCCTGGACCGGATCTCCTGCAGTTCCGGTGGCCTCGGCCTTGTCGTTCCTTCTCGGCGGGGCTGCGCTGGCAGACAACATCCCCACGGTGGCCGGAACGTCCTGGGCCGCGGTGACGGCATCGCCAGGGCGGTCTGGCGGCAGTGCCGCGACGCAGTCCGGCCTGACGGGGGTGACCGGCACGAACTCGATGACTGCCGGCGCCGGCGGGCACTTTGCTGGCGGCGGCGCCGGCCTGCTTCACCTTCAGATTTCCTCGGGCACTTCGACGGTCACGGGTGGTGCTGGTGGTCGGTGCGGCGGCGGTGGTGCTGCAGCCGCAAACCAAGCTGGTGGCAGCAGTGGTGGCGTGGTGAACGCAGTGGGCGGCGCTGGCCGCGTGGGTGGTGGTGGTGGTGCTGCTGCGCTGTATGTTGGCGGCTCCGTCACCGGCGCGGCCACGTCTGGCGTCGGTGGTGATGGCCTGGTGCTGGTGCTCGCAAAATGAAACACGCTCGCATCCTGAACAACGTGGCCGTTGACGTGGTCGATGGTGACCCGAGCGCGATGTTCGCGCCCGATGTGGCCGAGGGTTTCGTGCCGGTGCCCGATGAGGTGGTGCACGGCTCCGTGCGGCTGGCGACGATCGTCGGCGGCGCGCTGACGGCTGGCACGTCATGGCACCCGCCTCGCACCTACATCGAGGAATACCTGCCGGGCACCTATCGCTACTCGACCACGGCCGAGGTGCCGCGGCCCGAGTGGGCGCCGGCCGCCCCGGTGCGCCACATCACGCGCCTGGCCTTCATGGACCGGCTGACCGATGCCGAGGCGATCTCGATCGACCTGGCCAGCATCGGCGCGACCATCGACGCGGCCAAGGTGCGCCGCGCCATGGAGAAGGTCCGCGCCGCGACCTACATCGACCTCAACCGGGCCGACACTCGGGCCGGCGTGCAGGCGATGGAGACGGCCGGACTGCTCGCCCCCGGGCGCGCGGCCGAGATCCTTGACGCGCCGATCCAGGCGCACGAGGTCTACGAGGGCTGACCATGCTGGCGCGCGCGTGGGCCTGGCTCAAGTGGTACGGCCACAACCTGTTCGTGGCGCTCGACCAGTTGGTCAATGCCATCTTCGGCGGCTGGGCCGACGAGACGATCAGCGCGCACGCCTATCGCCTGCATCGAGACGGCAAGCCGTGGGGCTGGCTGATGGCGCCGATCAATGTGCTGTTCGTGTGGCAAGCCTGGGACATGCACCACTGCGAGCGCGCCTATCGCGCTGAACTCCAGCGACTGCAGGCCCCGCCCGAGGTCCGCCCGTGAACCCGATCCGCTTCGACAAGCCTGGCGGGATCGTCCCGCGCCTGTCGCCGCGGCAACTGCCGGACGGTGCTGCCCAGGTGGCCGCCAACGTCTCGGTGTTGTCGGGCGAGTGGGAGCCGATGCGCAAGCCCAAGCATGCGTGGACGCCGGCCGTGACCGTCGACCCGCTGCTGTCGATCCACAAGCTCGACGCCGACACCTGGCTGGGCTGGACGATCGCCGGGGTGCGCGTGGTCGAGTCGCCGCTGCCGGGCGAGGCCCGCTACATCATCACTGGTGATGGCTGCCCGCGACTGACCACGAAGGCCCTGGCCTCGCCCGTCTCCGCAGTGGGCAAGCCCGCCTCGAGCCTGGCGCTGGGTGTGCCAACGCCGCAGGTGAAACCCTCGGTGGCCGCCAGCGGCGGCACTGGCGCGGCGGTGAGCCGGTTCTACGTCTACACCTTCTACTCAGACCGGAACGAGGAATCGAGCGAGTCGGCGCCCTCGACCCTGGTCACCGGCAAGGTGGACGACACCTGGGCCCTGACCGGCATGGACTCGGCGCCGCCCAACTCGGGGACGATCACCGGCGCCAGCAAGACCGCGACGCAGGTCACGTTCACCATGGCCGCGCGGCACTACTGTCGCGTGGGCGACGAGTTCACGGTCGGCTCGATTCTGGGCATGACCGACGCGAACGGGGTGTGGGAGGTTGCCGCAGTGCCGGCGACGAACCAGATCACCATCGACCTCGTCACTGCGCAGACCTACACCTCGGGCGGCACCTGGGCGCGCACGGTGCCGTGGGGCACCTGCACGAAGCGGATCTACCGGACGAGCGGCAGCACGGGCGATTTCCAACTGGTCGCCGAAGGGGTCACGGGGACGACCTACAACGACACCATCCTCGACGCGAACATGCCGGGCGATTCCTTGGTGTCGACCGGCTGGGTGCCGCCTGACGCGAAGATGACCGGCGTGGTGGCCATGCCGGGCGGGATCCTTGCGGGGTTCATCGAGGACACCAAGGTGCTGTGCTTCTCCGAGCCGTACCAGCCGCACGCCTGGCCGGTGGCCTACCAGCGCACGCAGACCGACAAGATCATCGGCATCGCCCCGTTCGACACCAACCTGGCGGTGGCCACGGCCGGCGTGCCGGTGGTGTACTCGGGTATCGACCCGGCCGGCATGTCGCCGACGCGGCACGAGAAGCCGTTCCCGTGCACGTCGCGCGCCTCGGTGGTGTCGGTGGCGGATGCGGCGCTGTTCTCCACGTCGACCGGCCTGGTGCGCCTGGATCTGTCCGGCGTGCAGATGATGACCGATCCGCTGTTCACGCCGCAGCAGTGGCATGACCTGCAGCCGGCGAACATCTCCTGCGCCTACGATGGCACGCGCCTCTACATCGGCACGCCGGTGCAAGATCGGTGGTTTGTGCTGGACCTGGGGCAGGGAGGGGCCATGGTGACCGCCTATCAGCGTCAGGGCTGCACCTGGGCCGACCCTTCGACCGGAAGCCTGTACTTCTGCGTCGGCGCCAAGGTCTACGAGTTCGATTCGCTGGACACCGCGCC